GCGAGATGTTAAATCGTAATTATCATCTTCTAATTTTTTCTCACTAATATGAGTGCCAACTAAGTTTGATATACTGAACTTCTTCTCAGAACCAAACCCCAATCTACCCAGTGCATTTTTTAAAAAAGTAACAAACCTAGAAATACCTCTTTTTACTGAAGTTAAGATATTACCAAATATACCTTCAGTAATATCAACTTGTAATAGTTCTTGTTCATCTTTATATGTAGAAAATGATTTCATCCTAACTCCAGAAAAAAGGTTATATCTTCTTCAATATTTATAATTATTTTAACCTGCTATTGGTTCTGGCGGATCAGTATCTCTTCTTAATTTTTCAGCGGTAGATACAAAGACATCGGGTGAGAGAGCATGCCAACCCTTGGTAACTCCTTCTTCCATCTTTTCGGCAAATACATTACCGTATTGGTCTTCCATAATATAGGTTGGATGACCGTCATTTCTATGAAATTTATCTGTGAGGTAAACACAATGGATCATTACACCAAGTTCTGGCATAATATAGTATTGACCGACTTCAAAGGTCAGTGCGGGGGTAAATTTCTTCTCTTGTTCTTTTCTCTGTTTACGAAAATCATCAAGACTTATAACTTTATCAATCGGCTGGTTCACCTGTAACTTTCAGTGGATAATCGTTTTCTCTAGCTATTTCCATTACCTCAAAAACTTTAGACTCTGCAATCTGATAGTCATAGATACCAGCTAATGCAGACCCAAGTTTATGTATTTCAAGTGTAATAGAATTTGCTTCGGGTTCACTCTTACTAAAAAATGTAACAAGCGACCATATAACAAATTCCATTGGAGTAAAGTCATCGTTATGATAGATAACCTTAAACTTTTTTGGAGGCTTTGGTGGTTTTCTTTTCTTCTCCGGCGGCCGGTCTATAACTTCCTCATCGCTGACCGATTTTATACGTTCCACTATACCTCTGTGTTAATAGTTAACTTTTCTGGTGCTCCCTGTAGTGGTGCTGGTGGAGGTTGTTGCTGCTGTTTCATCATTTCCTGTTGTTGTTCATATTCAGCCCTATTAATAAAATCAGCATTAAAAGAACAACTTCGCCTCTCATAGTCGCCATCAGTTTTAAATGGATATACCGTATGAAATAAATGAGATGGAAATACAAACATATCCCCCACTTCAGGCTTATGTTTAATTATTTTACGAGTTAATCGGCCTATGCCTTCCTGACCAATAAAAACTACATTACCATCATCATCGCGGTCTGGTTTTATTGATGGTAACCAATCTGGAACCTTGAGATAATGCACCGTAGATAGAGAGCATTCTGTATGAACATGAAGTGGATTATATTCACCTTCCCATTGACTAATAATCCAACAACTTTTCATCTGAGTGAGCCATTCTATATCTTTAACTTTGTCATAATTAGATTGTGTTGCTTGTTGTGCCGTACAGTGTTTAACATATTCTCCTACAATATTCATGAAAAATTGAAATATTGTACCTCCACCATCAAGTTTATAATCCATCATCATTTGATGGGGAACTATAGGTTCATCCGCAATTTGACCTGCAAGATTGTCTCCCCAATTCTTGCGGTCTGGGTCTTGAAGTACCTTATCTGTAATTTCAAGCATTCCTTCAACAACTGCTTCTGGAAGTTTAATCTTCATCAAAACATCTGCCCAAGGCGTAAGTGCTTCCATGTCTAATTGGAAAGCACCAGCTTTTTGAATTCTGCGTTCTTGTTTTTGTTTTTGTCTTCGTTGTTGTCTATTCATAATCAAATCCTGCAAAATCTCGCTTATTAAATTTGCCGCCAGTTGCTATATCAAAAGATGGTGTGTCATCATGAGCGTTATCCTGGCCACTATCAACCAATTCATTTTGAGCTGTTTGATCCACATCAAACAATCTCATCTTACTTCTATTTATGCCGATTACAAACTTACGGTCTTTAGTTGGGTCGTTGTACCTATTTTTCAACTGTTTGACCATTATTTGTCCGAGCTCTTCCATCTGTTCTGTAGATATAATTGCAAACATAAGATCCGCCGTAGCAGGTAGTCCAAAACTCTCAGAAGTATCTTCCAACCCAACATCCGTATTGGAGTATCCGGCTCTGGTTGTCTGAGTCGCAGATACGATTGGGATCTTATTTTCCACAGCCAATCCACGCAGTTCCTCAGCAATGGATTTGATATATGTATAGGAATTGACATTCGCTCCTGTTCTAATTCTAGCAGAAGTACAAATATTTAAATAATCAACAAAAATAATATCTGGAATAAAAGACCTCTTCAAATTCAATTCATTCAGCAAAGATCTAAAATGGTTACAGTTTGCTGAAGCAGTTGGGTACTCCTTGACTATCAGTTTACCTTTAGTTGTTTTTCTTAAATTTTCAATTTTTCTATCATACATATCCTTGGATAAAGCATGTAAATCATCCACTGCAATATCCAACATATTTGCGTCAATTCTTTCTGCAATCTTCTCTTCTGCCATCTCCAATGTAATGTAAAGTACATTCTGATTTTGAGATAGACAGGATGCTGCTACATGACACATAAACAGGGATTTCCCTACTCCTGTTCCAGCAAGACAAATATTTAATGTCTTCTGAGGTAATCCTCCCTTTGTAATTTTGTTGAAGTATTCCAAGTCGAATGGAATACGCTCTTCCACGCGATGATAAAAAGCGAAACGGTCATCGCTGTCATCAAGATAATCATGACCAACATGAGGATCAAAGCTAACAGACAGGGCATCACTAAGAATATCTGGAATAGCTCCTTTATCTTGTTGATGCTTCGGATTATCCAAGATTGAGATAGATTCGACCACTGCGTTGTATATTGCCTTGTCCTGACAGAATTTTTCTGTTGTGTCCAATAACCACCCAATATCGGTGTATTCTTCTGTATTTTTAGAAATATCATTTAATAGCTCCAATGTTTCTTTGAACTCTTCTTCATTTATTTTTACCTCTTGGAGTTCAATAGAAAGGGCTTCTTTTGTGGGAAGTGAATTATATTTTATAACAAAATCACTTAATGCGTTATAAACAATTTTATCAGCATTATCTGTAAAATAATCAGTTTTTAGAAAGGGTAAAACTTTTCTGGTGTATTCTTCATTATGTAGTAGATTCTTTAGTATTGCTGATTCTGTTCTCATTCTCTGCAGTCTCCCATAGTAGTTCGATTAATGCTTCACCTAATCGTTTTTCAAAAACTTCACCCTCACCATCAGTAATATCTTTTTCTCCGATATTATGTGGTGCCATAATTATATCATATTCAAAATCACAATCAAGAGAACCATCATTATTTAACTCTGGATGTGTTTTAAAATTTTTGTATTGTACAATAACATGGGCAAAAGGCCCATCAATAACTTGAACACATATATTTTTATCATGAGGGTCATCTGGATTAGAAACTAACTGAAACCAGTTATCCTTCAGTTTGCTCTTTGGTATCTTCGGTGCTAAGTTCGGCATCATTACCCCTTCCATAAGAAAATTCTTGATCCGCGGCTAATTCTATAGCATCCATAATTTGACCAGTAAAATATTTTTCTGGATCACTCAAGATTTGTTTACCGTATAATTTAGCACCATCTGGCATTTCATAACGAGTTGATACTTTCTTTATTATATCATATTTTTCAGCTAATTCAAGTAGTCCATAATATTTGCTAAGTCCTGCATCATAAGTCAAAAGAACATCAACCATCTTATTTTCTTTGGTCAATCTTGATTTGAAATTTTTACAGTGAATTATGTTTCCAATGACATCTGTTCCTATCTTCTCTTTTCGTTTCGATAGAAATACTATATTGGATGCTGCATACTGAAGTCCAGAACCACCACCCATCACATCTTGAGGAAACATTGTTCCGACTTGCTTGTACGTGTGATTGGTAACCAGTAATGGAATTCCAGCCTTAGCAAGTTTGAGTGTTAAGACTCTGAATGCACCTTTGACAATTCGTGCCTTGGTCATGTCTACCTTGTCTGCACCCTCTGAGACATCCCCAACTTCTTTTGCTGTAGATAACATTCCAAGACTATCAAGACAAAGAAGGAGAGGTTTATCTTCTCCATTTTCTATATGTTTGTCTACTATCTTTGAACATTGTGTTGCAAACTCTTGAATGGTTGCTACAGGAAATTGCACAAATCTCTTAGTGTCAATATTCCGCTCTTCAACCATTTCAGGAGTTAAAGCTGATTCAGACTCAAAGTACAGAACACCCCCGCCAAGATTGTCTGTAAGAAACTGTTTGCAGAGGCCAAGTAGAAAAAATGTCTTTCCAGTAGCGCTCTCCCCCGCAAAGGCTGTAATTTTATTAGACGGTAAACCTTTGTGTATGCTACCAGACAACAAAGCATTAAGAATAAAAGAACCTGTGTCAATATACTCATTTACATTCCCCAGCATTCCATCAGCAACTTTGGAAGCATATTGATTCCCTGTTGCCGATATTAGTTCATCTAAAAAGTCATTCATCTATATCATTCCTCGATTGTAATACTGCCATAATTTTTAAAACTGTTTGATTTATTTCGGCTCTATCAGAATAATCTTCAGACCTATCTCTGCGATAAAGTAAATCTTTATATAATTTCCGCAGGTCTTCCGAAAGCCAACCGCCATAATCCATTTCCATAATAGTCCTATTTTACCATGAGTTGGAGATTTGTCAAGAGAAGAAATCCATAATTGTTGATTTCCTTTCATGATCCCAGCCAATAGTATCTAAAATAACCTTCATTGGGTCTAAAAAGGATTTCTCAAATTGTCGGTCATAATCAATATAATCATTTAATTTAAATTCTTTAGGAAGGGAATTCAACATTGCAATGGCACTATCTCCACTTGGATTTGGTTCCATAAGATATGTATATTTAATCTTTTCACCTTCTTGAATTCGTGGATATTTCTTTGTGAGTTTATTCTTCTCAAGCATCATATTGTAAATTAAAGACCCCTTCACATGAAGTGGAGTTGACTTTCTATAGATTGTAGCTGAATCTCTGTATTTAGCTAGCCCCTTCACAGACCTTGGAAAAGAAACATCCTCTGCGGGTAAACCTTTAAATTCTTTCCGAAAGTTATCTATAAAATTTATAATATCATCTTCAGTCCCATTCATAATAATTTCAAAAGCTTCTTTGAGAGCTGTCCTACAAGTCTCAGGTGTAGAACTCTTAACTGCCTCAATTCCCATAATTTTGAGTTTGGGTTTCTTATACTGAATACCTTCAGAATTATGAACATTCAGAATGTAGTGTTTCTTTGCTGTCCAAATTCCAACATCAGCAAGAACCTCCCTCTTCATAACCATCTTTTGTTCAAATGCATTAACATGATCTGCTAAATCTTCATAACACTTTTCAATGACTCTTTCTATTTTATCATCACAAACACTATCCATGAACTTGATAATCTTGTCTGTATCAGTTAGCCCTACTTTTTCGACAAGAGAACTAAGGTCAACGTAAAGAGAGTCAGTATCAGAAGCAATGACATAATCGGTTCCATCTGTTTGTAATACTCCATTTAAATAATTGTTTACAGCTCTCTCAGCCCATCGAATAGAAAGTTGTCCCGCAACTGATACGGCCTCAGCATTCCTTACATCATAAAATCGAAACCATTGATTACCAAGGGCCCCGTAGGCTGAGTTAAGAGCAATTTTTAAGTTTAGTTGTAAATTATAATATTGAGCTAATTTATTTGGATCTCCATCAGACCCCTTCTTTTCTTCCTCAATCATCAATTTCTTATACTTCACACGGTCAGTATACATCTGCTCCATCAGCTCAGGAAGAAACCCCTGTTTCTCTCGCGTGTACATAGACCCATTGGGAGTCATAGTAATGTTTTTCTCTTTAAGAAAACTGGTATCGAATTCACCATTAAGTAATGGCTCAACCAATTTATTTTGAGAATGCATTCCAATCAATGTCTCAGGAGAGATGTTGTACTGCATGATCAAATGAGGATACAGAGAATTCAAGTCAAAACTACATACCCAATTGTGTCTACCAGTTTGAGGATCTTTTACATAAGCGCCTTCATACGCCGTATTCTTTTCCTCAAATCTCTTTTGTGGAATTACAATTTTCTTATCTCTGAGATGATTGTAGATAATCATATCCCACATCTTCACTGGACTGAATACATCATTGAAATTAATCTTAGCCAAATAAGCCAAAGAAATAATCATTTCCATGATCTTCAACTTATTTTCTAATTTCTCAACCAAAATTACATCATGAATATTGTAGTCTAAGAATTTCTGGAAATTTGTCTTATAGAGTTCATGAAGAGAAGTTGCTTCAGAATAATCAAGTTTTTTCTCCCCAAGTTCAGCGTAAGCTATGAAATTCAAAGCATAAGATTCACGGTTGATGTATGTGAATTTTCCATACGCATCCATATAATCTATACTAGAAATTCCCTGCATGTCATAAACTTGTTGTTTTCTACCGCCCATCAAGTTTACTTCATTCTCTCTAATCCACCCCCAAGGAGATAATTTATTGGCCATCTTTGAGCCGTGTACCTTTGTAATTCGATTCACCAAATAGGGCACATCAAAAAATCGAGTATTCCATCCAGTTACAATGTCTGGATAGTTTGACTTCCAATCATCAACAAAAGCTTCTAACAGAGCGTGT